TCCGATCTCACGTACAAAAAAACGCTATGACCGAAGCCCGCGAGATTGCCACCCAGTACGCGCAGTCCGTGACCGACGGCAAGACCGTCGCCGGTCGTTGGATATACGCGGCGTGCGCCCGATTCCTGCGCGACCTCGAGCGCTCCGACCTCGAGATGGATTGGCAAGCGGTCGAGGACTGCGTCGCGTTCTACCGTCGGCTCACGCTCGTCGGCGAGGACAGCGGCAAGCCGTTCGAGCTCCACCCGTGGCAGGTGTTCGCGGTCGCCAACCTGATCGGCTGGCGGAAGGACGGCGGTAGGCGGTTCACGCTCGGCCTGATGCAGGTCGCCCGCGGCAACGGCAAGACCACGCTGCTCGCCGGACTCGGGCTCTACGACTTCTGCCACGGCGCAGGCAAGCGCATACATGTGCTCGCAAACAAGGCCGAGCAAGCGCAAATCCTGATCGACACAGCACGTGTGATGGCAAAGCGCCTTGAAGAGCTCGAGGTGAAGGTGCTGACGGATCACATCCGTCGCGACGATGCGGACTGCGAGATGAGCGCATTGACGTCGAAGGCGTCAAGCCTTGACGGATTGAACCCTAGTTTGTGGATCGCCGACGAAGCGGCCGAGTTCCGTGGCGTGATCCTCAACAAGCTGATCACGACCGGAATGAAGCGCCGCGACACGCTCGGCGTGGTGATCTCGACGCCCGGCAGCCACACCGACTCGCACTACGAGGTGCTTTGCGAGCAGGCCCGCGCGGTCCTCAGCGGCGAGGCCGAAGACGATGCGCTCTTTGCGATGCTTTACGGCATCGATCCGAGCGACGAGATTGGTGACGAGGCGGCGTGGCCGAAAGCCAACCCGGGAATGGAGCACGGTCAACCAGCGGCCGCAAGTCTGCGACGGCAATGGAACCTGATGAAGCGCGACCACGTGCAGCGTGCCGACTTCTGCCGATACCACTGCGCGAGACTCAACGAGGACGTCGGCGGCTGGCTCGACATGAGCCAGTGGCCGGGCGGTCAGCCGGTCGAGTGGCGCGAACTTGCGAAGCGCCCCGCGTGGGTGGGAATCGACCTGAGCAAGTCGCTCGACATGTCGGCGGTGGTCGTTGCGGTACCGCTTGACGATGGCCGCGTAGCGCTTCGAGGGCACTACTGGTGGCCGAGGGCCGAGGTCGCGCAGCGCGAGCTCGACTACCGAATGCCGATCCGCCGGTGGGCCGAGGAGGGCAAGATCACGCTGACGCCTGGCGCCGAGATCAACCACGAGGCGATCGCCGAGAAGGTGGTGGAGATTCTCGCCGAGTTCGATTGCAAACTCGTCGGGTATGACCGCTGGGGAGCGTCATACCTGGCCGAGCGGCTCGCCGAGCGCGGTGCGCCGATCCAAGCCTATAGCATGGGCTCGGCGACGTTCGCGCCGGGCTGCCAGCTGTGGCAAAACCTGTGGGCCGGGCGCAAACTCGTGATCGGCGACGATCCGATCATGCGCCGCGCGTGCGCCGACGCGATCGCGAAGCGTGGCATGAGCGGCTACGTTCGACCGGAGAAGCCGCGCGACAACACCGCGATCGACCCGTTGGTCGCCGCGATCATGGCCGTGCACTGCTGGGGCGGCAAGCGGACCAGTTGCTACGAATCCGATGTTTAGTCCGAGACACGCACGCTAGGTAGCGTCGAGCATGTCGCGCATGTTGCGCGACCTCCTCCGGCGGTGGGTTGGCTACTGGCCGACCCATGGGGTGCTGCTCCCGAGCTTTGACTCGGCGGGTATCCCCACCGTCACGCCGAGCACGGCGCTCGCGTACACGCCTGTGTATCGCGCGGCCTCGCTGATTGCGAACGACATCGCGCGCACGCCGCTCGAGGTCTCCGATGACATCGTCTCGCGTCTTCTCAGGCAGCCGAACCGATGGCAGAACGGCTTTGAGTTCAGGCGTTCTATGACGATGCAGGCTCTCCTGTATGGAAACGCTTTTGCCATCGTCAACCGCACCGTCGGCGGCGATCTGCTTGAGCTGCTGCCCGTCGACATCGAGAGCGTGTCACTCGACCTCACGAGGACCGAGCCGATCTACCGGACGCGCCAGTACGGCGACGTGCCGATGCAGTCGATGCTCCATGTGAGGGCCGTGGGACTCGACGGACTCTGGGGGGAGTCTCCGGTCCGCCTCTGCCGGACCTCCCTCCAGATCCTCGCCGCGCAGGAGACCGCGCAGCTCGAGGTGATGAAGAACGCGGGCAATCCGAAGCTCGCGTTCGTGCATCCTGGCCCATTGAGCGAAGCCGCGCGTCAGTCGATCTCGGAGAAGTTCGTGCAGCATCACAGCGGCTCGATCAACGCCGGGAAGCCGCTGGTCCTCGCCGAAGGCATGCGCGTCGAGCGGATCTCGAGCACGCTCGACGATGCGGGCATCAGCGCTGCGCGGCGCTACAGCGTCGAGGACGTGGCGCGCATCTACGGCGTGCCGACGTCGTACCTCTCGGAGCACTCGACCAGTTCCTACGGGTCGATGGAGTGGCTGTCGCGCATGTACCTTGACGGCTGCCTCGCGCACTGGTTCGCCGCGTGGTCAGCCGAGATCACCGCGAAGCTCGCGCCGTTCGCCGAGTTGCACTTCGACTCGGACATGATCTCGCGGCCGTCGCTCGCCGAGCAGATGGCCGCGTTGCGCACTGGCGTCGAGTCGGGTGTGATCACTCGCAACGAGGCGCGCGAATGGCTCGACCTCGACCCGCTGCCGGGCCTTGACGAGCCCATCGTCGCCAAGAACATGGGCACTGGCGGCGGAACCACTAACGTCGGCAACGACACCAGCGCGGGGAGCGTCAATGACTTCGCTTGAACGTCGCACGATCGCGATCGAGAAGCCCGTCGGCCGCACGCTGTCCGGGCTCGCCGTGCCCTACGGCAAGTGGTCGCGCGAGATTTCCGAGCCGTTCGCCCCGCAGTTCCGCGAGAAGATCGCGCGCGGCGCGTTCGGCGATCTCGCTGGAGCCGACATCAAGCTGCTCTGGAACCACAACCCGGGCGCACTCCTCGCGAGGACGCGCAGCGGCACAATGACCATCACCGACACCGCGGCCGGGCTGCGGTTCTCCGCCGACCTCGCCGACACGACCGTCGGCCGCGACGTGCGCGAGCTGATCGCGCGCGGCGACCTGAGCGGAGAGATGTCGTTCGGGTTCTACGTCGACAAGGACGAATGGAACGCGAGGCGCACCGAGCGCACCGTCACCTCCGCGCGGCTCGTAGAGCTTAGCGTCGTGGTCGACGCGGCCTACGCCGACAAGACCAACTCCAGCCTGCGGAGCGTGTCCGCGGCAGCAACGGAAGCCGCCCGCCTGCGGCTGGAAATCCATCAGCACAGGATGAATCATGTCTGACGAACTGACCAACATTGAGAACACCGTCCACCAGTACCGCAAGACGCTCGACGCATTCGCGTCGCGCACCGGAGCGCCGACGCATCACGTCGAGATCCGCGGCAGCGGCGAGGAGCGCGAGAAGATCGCGCGAATCGACGCCGACCTCGACGCGGTCGAGCGTCAGGCGCAGGATCGCGCTGCCCTTCGCGCTGCGAACGAGCGCATCGCGCAGCTCGAGGCCGAGCGCGCGCAGCCGCAGTTCCGCGCTGCGCTTCCCGCGAAGCGCGAGGGCGGCCACGACCTCGCGTCGCCCGAGTACGCGATGCGCTGGCTCAAGGCCGTCGCGCGCGGCGACGCGGTCGAGATGCGCGACATGTCGACCAGCACCTCGGGCGCGGGAATCCCGACGGACATGGAGCGCCGGATCATCGAGAAGATGTATCAGGCGAACGTGCTGCGCGCGATCTCTCCCGTCACCACCATCGACTCGAAGCGCACCATCACCGTCGAGGGCAGCCTTCCGACCACGTCGGTCGTGGCCGAATCGGTGACCGGCACGCTGGCGACGATCACGCCGAGCGATGCGACCTTCGGCACGGCGATCTCCGTCGTGCCGCGTAAGCTCGTCTGCGCGACGAAGATGTCGCAGGAATTCATCGAGGATGCCATCGGGGCAAACGGCATCGGCGGCGGCCTCGATTGGGTCGCTGGCCGCATCGGTCTTTCGATGGGCCTCAAGATGGAGCAGCTCTACACCATCGGCGATACCGGAGCGAGTCCGGCCGAGCCGCAGGGCATCGCGACCTCGGTCATCACCCAGGTGACCGACCTCGGCGGCGCAGCCATCACCACGATCAGCGCCGACAACGTCATCGACACCGTGCACCTCGTCGCCCCGCAGTACCGAAACTCGCCGCGGTTCCGGTGGCTCGTCAGCGACACGTTCGTCCGCGTCGCGCGCAAGCTCAAGAACGCCGTCACGTCAAGCGGCGCGCAGGAGTACATCTGGACGCAGGCCCCGGCCAACTCGCAGACGATGGTCGGCGGCGCGCCGGGCCTCCTGTACGGCGTGCCGTACTCGGTCGGCCAGTACGTTCCGACCGCGACCACCAACGGCAACGTGTTCGCCGTGGTCGGCGACTTCAACTACTTCGAGATCTTCGACCGCACCGGCATGACGTCGCTCGTTGATCCGTACAGCGCCGCCGTGAATCATCAGGTGACGCTCTACACCTACGCGCGCACCGACTCGAAGTGCATGCTCCCGGCAGCCTTCGCCGCGATCACCTGCTAAGCCTTTCTTCTACCTCAGCTCCCTGCACGGGAAACCGTGCAGGGGGCTTTCATGGCACAACCGCCCATCCCGATCGACATCCTGAAGACCCGTCTGCGCATCGACGCCGACGAGGACGATGTGATCTTGACCACGCTGTGCATCGCGGCTGGCGAGATGATCGAGCGCGAACTCGGCATCGGTCTCTCGAGCACGACGCGCACCGCGAAGCTCGACCGCTGGCGGCGCTTCGTTCCGCCGGTGCAGCCGTGCACGTCTGTGACGTCGGTGACGTACTACGACTCTGGCAACGTCCTCACGACGATGCCAGCGGCGGATTGGTACGTCGACCAGACCGACGCATCCCTCGCGCTCGGGTTCCTCGATGAACCCGCGATCTACGAAGGCACGTTCCCGACGGTTACGTACGTTGCCGGGTACACGACGGTGCCGCACGCGCTCCAGCAGGCCATCGTCGCGCTCGTCGGCGCGTGGTACGCCAATCCGGACGCCACGGCGCCCGTGGCGCTCTCCGAGGTTCCGCTGAGCCTCAAGTACATCCTGAGCGCCTACTCGACGCGAGGGCCGCTCCGATGATCTCGAGCGGCCGCCTGCGCTTTCCGGCGACCGTCCTGCGGGCGGCTGGCGTCGACGCGTACGGCCAGACGTCGGCTACGTTCAACTCGGTCAACGCCACCATGCCGGGACAGGCGCCGCTCTGGGTCGACCTCCGCACCGAGAGCGCCACCGAGCAGGCGTATGCAGACGGCGTGGCCGTCGTGCGCCGTGCCGAGATCCGGTGCAGGTGGAACAGCGCGCAGCGCCTGAGCCTCACCGAGAAGGACCGCATCCAGGTGCGAGGCAGGACCTTCCGAATCCTCGGCATCCAGAACCTCGACGAAGCCGACATGCTGGCCGTGATCGAGGCCGAGGAGGTCGCATGAGCATCGAGCAGGCCATCCGCGACATGATGCTCGCCGATCCGTTCGCGAACGTATCGAACTACCCGATCGCTCTTGGCGCGCGCGCTCAGGATTCGGCGTTGCCCGCCTACACCTACGAAGTGCAGAACATCGAGCGCGCGGACATCTCCGGCCAGTGGCAGGCCAATCTCGAGATCCGGTCGATTGCCGATGACGTCGACACCGCGCTCACGCTGCACGGCTATCTCCTGTCGGTCGTGGTTCCCGGCACATACACATCGATACCGATCACGGCCGCCATGTTCAACGGTCGAACGGTAGACGCGCCGACGGTGGGAGAAGGCGACGAACGCGAGCCCGCCGAGGTAGTGGCGAGCTGGACCATCATATTTACGGAGTGACCCATGGCAGGACTCTCTTCAGCCAACTGCACATTCAGCTACGGCGGCTCGGCCATCTCCGGGCTCGTCAACGCGTCGGTCTCGCTCGATCAGACCACGATCGACAACACGAACATCAGCACGGGCGCGAGGACGTTCATCCTCGGCAACCGCGGCGGGACGATTTCGATCGAGGCGTTCTACGACCAGGGCGACGCAGGCGTCGCCGCCATGGAGACGGCCTGCAACGCAGGCAGCGCGGCCGGTGCGTTCGTCCTCGTGATGACCAACGCCTCTTCGGGAATGCAGTACGCGGGCAACGCGTTCGTGACCGCGTTCTCGGCTACCGCTGCGGTCAACGAGGTGATGCGCTGCACGGCCACCCTTCAGATCACCGGAGCGGTGACTATCTCATGAGCATCCGCGAGGCGCTCATGCTCCGCGATTGGCACGGCGCTTTGCCCGACGGCACGCCCGTCGTGCTGCGTCGGCCGTCTGCGCTCGACCTGCTTGAGGCGCTCGAGGTCAACGCGAAGACGCCTGACCGCCTTGGCGCGTGGATGGTGGCGCGGCACCTCGTTGAGAACGGCGCGCCGGTGTTCGCGAGCGTTGACGAAGCGCTCGCAGCGGACGCGTTCATGGTGCAGAGGATCGCGCAGCTGGTGGAGCCGCTCTACGCGGAAGGCCGGGACTAGGTGAGGCCGCGAGGCGGGTGCTCCTCGCGGCTCTCAGGTTGACGAGCACCGACCTATCGACGCTGAGCGTGGCCGCGCTCAACGTCGAGCTCGAGATCCCCGATTGGAAGGGCATACGCCGTGAGCTCGACCGCATCAAGGCGAATCGCATTCCGGGCCCAGTTCCAGGTGTCCGCGAAGGATCTCGCGCGGATCAAGGAAATGGCGCAGGAACTTCCGAAGAAGGTCCGTCGCAAGGT